GTATTTGGTAAAAAGTGTGTTGCGTCAAACTCGTATGGGTTCGTTAGCTTCTTAGCTATTTCGTACTCATACTTAATCTTCTCTTGCTCAACTATGAGAACTCGCAACTTATTGTCTTCGTTTAAGAGTTCTTCATCAATTTTTTCTTCTAAAACAGAATCGTTAGACATTATTCATCCACCCTTATCGCATCGTCTTCTTTACAATACACAGCTATATACTCAGACCTTCCGTTATCAGATCTATACCTCATGATTGTCTGAGGCTTATATATTGATTCGCGGATATATGGTACTACTGCGTCACCTTCTGGATCAAGTTTAAGATCAACAATCTTATCTCGATAAGAAATAACAGTATCATATCTAAAAAAGAAGACTCTCATGTCTGCTCTTACTGAGCCAGGCATAACATCTCGAAGTCGATTAGCGTTACCACCATCAGCTCCAAGATACATAGAACGACCAGTGATTTCTTCTTCATCCCAGTAGTACCCTTCGCCTAAACAGTAGGGACAACTATCTTCTGTATCTGGTTCGTCAGTAATGCTATCCCTGCAGACACAAGGTAGAGGTTTGTTATCTGAGCCTCTTCTCATTCTTCGCAAGACTAATAGTCTTCCATGAGCAATAGATGTGGGACCTCCGAAAACTAAATCATCAAACTCACTTCTTAAGTCTATCTCTGGAGATACACCAGTTTTAGAATTAGATTTTAGAGGATCTCCGGGGGTGCCTTTGGGATAAAGATTTCTTTTTACCGTCATCTCTACCCCTTCTTCCAGCCATACTTTTTCTTGCTGCTTCCTACACTAAATTTAGCATTTTGACTAGGTTGACCGAAGTATATGCTTCGGGGATTATGCCAAAGCCTTCCGCTAACTTCTCTATATGCAGCCCCTCTGGTTGCTATAGATGGATTTAAACTTTGTCCAGGAACAATTGTGCCACCAGCATTAACTACTCTTTCCCATTCATCTCTAGTCTTTTTGATATCAGCTAAGACGCTAGAAAAATCAGATGTAGTTTCAATTAATAAATCTCCAAGAGATTTCTTCTTACCACCTACATCTGCAGGAAGCTGTAAACATCTTAGAGCTGCATCATAAATAACAAATTTAGTTCTAGCTGTTTGAAGTATTCTTCCTGTCCATCCTGCTGGACGTAAAGTGTCAGCAGTTATCGAGGACCAATGTATCATTAAGCTTAAGGTATCCTCTGGTATACCATCAATCCAACTTCCGCATTCCAGCCTAAGAAGATCTGTAGAGGCATAGTAGGGCTCATACTCAGTTGAATAACTAAGCTGTATTTCAGAACCAAGAGTTAAGCCAGCTAAAGAAGCTATTTCATCTGAGAGGATAATAGCTATCAAACTATTATTTTTAATAGTTTGCTGTACAATATCGCCTCTTTCTTTTACATCAAAAGAAAAGTCAGCATGAACTGGCACTCCATCAATTGTTGCAACCCAAAGATCAGACCAACTACCTATATTGTCGTAGCTGCCATCGCCATTTAGATCTACATCTGTTGGAGTATAGGTTACTTCATAAAATCCTGTAGCAATTTGTGTTACAGTAGTAAATGTATCTGCACCACCAGCACCGATTTCATCAACACTATATTGCTCAAAAGCATTTGGGTATGCGTTATCGACTTCATCTTGATAATCATCAAAAAGATCTCTATCAGCAGGCCGGTATATCCCAATTTCTAGGTTCGCTATATTATCAATATCTTTTGGAACACCACAAGCATCAGTAAAAATAGCTCTTAAAAGAATTTCTTGCCCTACTGGTACACAGTCTCTAGTATAAGCCATTTTTAATCTCCTATATCTCGATAATTAGTTCATCGCCATTCACAGTTAATTTCTTAACTAGCTCATTTACTTCCTTGCCACCGTATCTTCCTGATACAGGATACGCATATATAGCAACATTATCTTGTGTAATTGTTGCTGGATCTAAATCTGCTGAAAATTTAATTGAAATTGTTCTTGTGTCTAATGGCATATGACTAGATCCATCTTCTGGATCCATATCTAAAATTTCTAAGAATGCATTTGATGCTGAAAGTGAAGAAGATGTTCCAATAACAGAAGTACTTGCTGTATCTGGTACTTCAATGATTGAACCTGTACCGGTATCAAAAGTAAATGTAAAGGAATCTTCTAAGAAGTCTGGAGCCATTACATCAAATGTGAATTCATCATCTACTGAGTAATTGGAACCTGTAAATCTTATTTGTAGGCCATCCTCTAGCCTTCTGTATCTTCTTGAAGTAGTTTTCCCAAGAGTAGCGGAAGGCTCTCCAGCAGCAGCATACCACCACTTATATTTAGCTTGGCCTATGTCTCCTGGGGTTGTAATCTTAACATGCAGTGTATCGTCACCAACACCTTCATAACCTCCGTAGCAAACCATAGTTGCTTCAGGATTAATAACTGTAGGGACAATCTCAAAAACAGTTCTAGCAGTAATACCTTTGCTTGTACCACCTTCAGAATTACCAATTATATAAACAGTATAATTAGCATTAGGAGCTAATAATGCTTTTGGCTTAACCAAAAGCTTATGTCTATAGTTGTTTGCGATTTCATCAGCTTCAGAGTTAACAACTGGCTGAGGATCCAGAATAGCTCCTCCAGCATCAACGTAGAATAATTCATATTCACAGTCTACTGTTCCGCTAAATCCTGGCGATTTTAAGAAGTAAGGATTATTTCCTTGCTCATCAATCCAAAGAGCACTGTCTGGTCCAGAAGTTCTATCAAAATCAACTCCGTAAATAACAACATTGCTTTCGCCAGACTTTAAATCGATTCCTCGATCAAAAGTAATTTCTACTTCTGCTCCAAGGGGAATTCCAGCACTTCCATTATTGGGAAATACTGAGTCTATTGTTGGTACTGCCACTTTTTTGCTCCTCTTCCATCTCTTCTTTTATATCTTCTTTTACTATATTACTTCTATGTACAATGGTTACTAATTCTCCCTCATCCTCTATTCCTTTAGTGTAAGGGTTCTTGTCATCTGGAACTGAATCGAAATCCATTTCAGATTCCTTTTCCTTCTTTTTTTCCTTAGCAAACCATCCCATAGAATCTCCATTAAAAAAGGGGGCGGGACATGGCCCCGCCCCCGAGGTTAATTACACAATTACTATAACAATGTGTACTATATCAAGGGATTAGACAATAGGTAAGTCTGCATCAATGTCAGTGATGTCCGTTGTTGCGGAAACCGTGCCATCCCAGAAATTCTGAGTGACCTTAACATTGCGTATAACACCAACACCTTGTCCTTCATGTGCCACGGCAAAGCCGTAACGCTCACGAATCTTAACCTTAACAACTTCAACACTTTCATCTCTCCATTCAACAGTTGTTGGATCTTCATCAACAAGATAAAAACCAACGTTACCGCTAGAAAGAAGGAAGATGTCACCAGTTTCATCCTCTGGGTCGTATGGACACAGCGGGGAAACGATAACATTGAAGTTGAAGGGAAAATACCCAGGGATTCTTGGAGCGACAGTAGACTGGCCAGAACGACCAGCAAGACCGGTAACAGTCTCGCTATTCGCAACACCACCACCACTAGGACCGCCACCGGAGAAACCACCAGGACCTGGATTAACAAGCTTAAGCCCATTTGAAGGACCTTGAGCACCCATAGCGCCATTACTCCAAGGAGCTTGTGCATTATGAGAACCAGTGTGCATGTTATAGTAGCCACCTCCACCATGAGCAAGCATCATCGCTCTAAGAACGGGATCTTGCAAAAAGGTGTAATAGAAGAGGGGATGCATCAGAAGGGTATCCGGTGCAAAACCTTCCTCAGACATATGGGCCATAGCTCTCATGAGATTGTCCATAGTCAAGGAGCCATTACCTGTTCCGTCAACAGAACGACCAGTGAGAACTCCATAGAGAGACTCAGTGGGAGTAGCATTGTCGAAAAGGGTAGTTCCAAGGGTCTTGAGAAATGCTACAGCTTTCTGCTCTTTATGACGTGCAAGAGCATTGCCCATCAAGCGGAGGTTCATAGCCATAATATCCCAAGTTGAATATCGCAGTGCTTCATCGGTAAACGAAGCGGCAATACCGCACTTTCCAATCCAAGCAGTGCTTACAGCACCACCGATTTGGAAGTTAACTTCAGGGTAAGTACCATGCTCTTGAATATCTTGAGCATAGACAGCACCCATAGCACCAGCCAAAATTTGAGTATTCAAACCTTGCGCTTGGACTCTATTATAGAGACCAGTTACGACAAGATTTGGCTCAACAGGCTCTCTAATTAAAATCTCCAAAGATTTCTGAAGCAAAGGAGTAATCTCAGAAGAACGGACTAAGTCCTGATTCTTCGGAGAGATAGTCTCTGCAAAAGTTTTCCATGCGACCTTATCTTCACTGTTCGGGATCTGCCCCCTATTACGAATCATGTCTGCAATGTATCTAGCAGCAGCATCTTCGTTAGAGGGAAGCGACAATGTTTTACCATCAATTAGTTTAAAATCTGCCATTGTATCCTCCTTATTGTACTTTAACGTTGATTAATGCTACGAGATCACTAGCACCTTCATCACTTAAAGTGATGAGATCAGTAAATCCTGCAGTGGCAGTACCTGGCATTTGAGCAGTCTTATCAAAAGACGACCCTTCCCAGGCGGTTCTTACTCTATCAAGGAGCCCAACAGGCTGTCTGACAGTACCAAGACATCGTCCAACAGACTTGTCAAAGTTATCGCCATCCATACTGATTGGTTCAAAGTTCCCATTGATATCATAAGTTACATGAGTACCCGGTCGGGGTACACCTGACATGTGAACAAAACGTTCACCAGCAGCACCGTTGCCACTTCCATCAGCATAGACATTATAAGTAATGTCAGCAGTGAATATGCCAGCAGGAGCAGCGCCGCCGCCACCACCATCACCAGCAATGATAACACCGACATCGGTATCAACAAAGAAATCACCAGCCTTAGTTACCTTACTAACCGAACTCTTTTGTCTAACGAGAGCAGTACTGCTATCGCTAATTGGAGTTCTGGAAGTACTACTGCATACTGGAGCATTTGGAATTGCAATACCAACAACATCAGCGCCAGCAGCAACTGAAGCCGAATAACGACCTAAGCTGTGGAGTTGAGTTGAGGTTAAAAGCAATCCATTGGTAGCGATAGTAGCATCCGGAAAGGAAATACCATCACCACCAGCACCAGTCCAAGCTGCGTAAGCACCTTGTACTGCAGTTTGCTCTTCAAGAGCCCCACCAGCACCAGCTGAAGGATCTGCATGCAATGCATGAACAGGAACCTGAAGCTGTACGTCAGTGAAGAATTGAATTAAATGCTGCTTCTGGTAATTAACAAAGTTTAATTCACCTGGAGCATCACCTGCCCAAGCGTAAACATCATATGCACATACACCAACAGGTGCAGAAACAAATGCAAGCAATGCTGCTTGACAATCTGCATCTTGACTAGTATCGACATCGCCACCAAGACCAAGATCAGCTTCTAGAACTAATCCTCGATCAAGAAGGCCATCAGCCAACGCGGTCATAGTAACTGTTCCGCCAGCATTAACTTCAGCTTGAGTAACTGCTGAACCAGTAGTTACATTAGTAGTACCTTGATCAGCGTCAAGCTGAGTATAAGTTAATGCAGTGTCACCAGCAGCAGCATTTTCTGCTAACCAACGATAACGTGCAGAAACAACTCTACCCTCAGTCGTCATGCATACAATCTTACCAGACGAGATAACAAAATTATCCTGACTGGCCTCGCCCTGCCAAATAACCGGAAGCCAGTTCGCAGGCTTCCACTCCCCAGCAGGAACGGAAACATTGGGTTGGACTACATTATTTGGTGTAATGTTGTCCA